AGCCCCTCAACAGCCACAACCCTTGCATTGTTGGTTAAGTACAGGTTATCAAGCGTCTGGCGCATGATAGTCGTCTTAATCAGCTGAATGTCCATTGTCCTGTCAGCTAGTGACTGGCCAAAGAACTTGTGTGGGATTGGTATTGGGCAAATTGAGTAAAAAGGGATGTAATCACATTCCTCATCAGACAGAATCTTGTTGTCGGCAAAGAATACTTGTCTTAGCTCTGGTATGCCGTCGCCGTTCTGGTCTGTACGCAGGTAGCACTCAAACACTTCGACCTCTTGCATTGACTCATCAAGTGCGTTGTCGTCTGGGACTTCGCTGTTGTCGTAACGTGTCAACAGTTCAGCTTGGTAAATCAAACCACTGCTTGCAGATAGCGTCTCAACAATGTCTTCGTCAAAGCCCATCGCAATTAAATCGCCACGCCTGATATTGCGACGGTGAGCCACAAAAGGTGCGTCTTCAATGGTCTTGGCGCGTTTGGATATTAAGAACTCCTCTGGTGGGACGTTCTCAATCGTTACTTTGCCACTCTTTTCTTTGTGCTTGATTGTGACGTTGTGGACACCGTAAACAACCGGCATACCCGTCTCATCAAACACCTGCATACCCATTTGGTCAAGAACTGGGAATTCCTCAGTGTCTTGTTCAGCAATCTCAATGTCCTTGTCAGACAGCAAAATGGTGATTTCGTCATCGCTTAGACCCTCGTAAGTTTCTTTGGATACGTCAATCTTGTCTTCCCAGTATGCCTTGACAATGCCAACCTTCTGCAACAGCGCGTCTTTAATCCAGTCATGCAGAATTATTGCGCCGTGGTTCTCTTTCAAGAAGACATAATTGCAGTAGTCTGTAGCTTGCTTGGCTGAAGCCTCATCACGTTGTGAGACTGGATCAAACTGGGTAATCTCATCAGAGCCTGTGAAAATGCGTACTAAGCTGGGCAGTGCGCCATCAATAGCCTCAGCCACTTCACCCGTGACTATAGAGGACTTGCCTTCCACCTCATTGCCATAAGGTCGGCGCAGGTAAGAGCGTAAAGCGTCACGCCTAGCCTCAACGGTTTCGGTTTCAAGATACCCAATGGCATCTTGTATTTCGCTGTCAACTATCGCTTTTAGGTCGTTGCTCTGCTTCATTGTTATCCTTTTGTGGTCGCCCACGCTTGGGTTTTACGTCCAATTGTAGTGTATATATGATATTTTCCAAAGCTGCAACCCTAGCAGTTAAAGCGTCCATCGCTATTTTTGGATTGATTCCTTGCGGTTGTAAATACATTTAGACCACCCACGTTGCTGGTTTGTTAATAGATTCGCCCCAAGTTGAGGCAGTTTCGTCTAAGCCAATTGCCAAATAACGAAAGGCATCAGAGCCATGAGATGACCAGTCATGCAATGGGCGCTCAAAGAATATCTTGCGCTTTTCATCATACGTGCGCCGGTAGTTTCGCAGGCAGTTAAGCCCAATCTGCACGTTTGGCACATTAAACCAGCACCGTGGCAGCAAGCGACGAACGGCTTGGATTCCGTCATCGACTGACATACGAGGCGCAACCCTAATTTCAAGTCCAGCATCTTCAAGTACCTCCAAACGGCTCTTGCCTGTTCCTAGCTCCCGAACTCGCACATCGTGCGGCAATATGTGTTCTGCCTTGTGATAATCGTTATCCCGCAGCCACTTGACGTAAGCGTCTAAGCCCACCCCGTGGTTTTCGTAGTAGTCAATCAGTCGAATCTCCGAACCAGCGACCTGAGCCACCCAGATTGAAGTCGAATCACCCATCCCCAAGTCCCAAGCAGTGACAGTGCGACATATATCGTCACGGGGTATCGTTTGGATGTGGTTATTATCTTCAAGCTGATTAATGATCTGGCCAAAATAACTGCCCTCCAAAGCAGCGTCAAACGAACACTCAAACTCTTGGCGAAACTTATCGTCTCCCATCTCTATTCTGGCGGCGTGCAATTCTTTTGCGTCAACAACATTAGTATCAGAAGCCCTGAACTCCAACAAGCCCCAGTCCTCATCCTTTAAGGCTCTGTCTCTTAGCTCCCTGAAATGGTTGTGTCCCTTGGGTGTTCCAATAAACAACGTCCATCCCTTGCGGTCGGCTAAGGCTGGTCGGATGATGTCCGTCCAGATAACTGGATTTTGGTCGCCAATCTCATCCAGAATCACGCCATCAAAGTATTGGCCGCGCAACG